TGGACAAGTCGGGCAAGGCTCCCATCATGGGACGTATCACCGTGAACCGCACGATGGCGCAGTTCAGTTGCAAGCTGTCATGCCCTCCCGAACTGTGGAATCCCCGTGAAAGCCGTCTGACCGGCAAGAGCAAGGAGGCGGTGGAAACCAATGCCAAGATTGATAAACTGTTGCTTGCCGTCAATTCGGCATTTGATGCTTTGCTGGAACGTAAGCAGGAGTTTGATGCTATGGCGGTCAAGGATATGTTTCAAGGCAGTATGGACACACAGATGACCTTGTTCAAACTCTTTGACAGGCATATCGAGGGAATCAGGGCGCGTGTGGGAATAGACGTGTCCCACCGCACACTCCCGAACTATCTTTATACCCGTAGCCGTCTTGCAGATTTCGTCAAAAACAAGTTCAAGGTGTCCGACCTTGCCTTCTGCCAGCTCAACGAACTGTTCATACGGGAATTTCAGGAGTATATCGTCATTGAAAGAGGTTTGGGAGTCCAGACGGTACGCCACTATCTGGCTATTCTGAAAAAGATTTGCCGTATCGCATTCAAGGAAGGTTACTCGGACAAGTTGTATTTTGAACATTACAAGTTGCCCAAACAGAAAGAGACACCGCCGAGAGCGTTGAGCAGGGAAGACTTCGAGAAGATACGGGACATCGAACTTACCGGATGCCGCCCGGAACATTCCATCGTTAGGGATATGTTCCTTTTCGCCTGTTATGCCGGAACCTCGTATGTGGATGTGGTCGCCATTACTCCCGACAACCTCTCAAAGGATGATAACGGGGCTTTATGGCTGAAATACCGCAGGGGCAAGAACGGGCAGTTAAGCCGGGTTAAATTGTTGCCTGAGGCAATAGCCCTCATAGAGAAATACCGTGACGATACGCGAGCCACTCTGTTCCCCGTCATTCCTTATCAAGCCCTGAAATGGTGTCTGACAAGCATCAAGATGAAAGTTGGAATCAAAGGGCGGTTATCCTACCATATGGGACGGCACTCGTTCTCGACCCTGATGACACTCGAAAACGGTGTTCCTATAGAAACAGTCAGCAAGATGCTGGGACACGCAGATATAAGGACTACCCAAGTATATGCCCGTGTGACCCCGAAGAAACTCTTTGAGGATATGGACAAATACATCGAGGCGACAAAGGATCTGAAACTCATACTCTAATACCATTAAAACAAAACAATTATGCGAAGTACATTTTCAAGACTATATTACATTAACCGCAGCAAGGTCAAAGCTGACGGAACCACCGCCATCATATGCCGTATCACGGTTGACGGCAAGAACAGCGTGTTTTCAACAGGCTATTATTGCACCCCCGAAGATTGGAAAGCCAAGACAGGAGAGGTGAAAAATATAAGGACAAACAACCTTCTTGGAGAATTGCGCACCAAGATAGAAACATTCTATGCCAATCTGCTGAAGGAAACCGGAATGGTTACAGCGGAGATACTGAAGAATGAAATCACCCGTGTAGCAGACATACCGGTCACACTGCTTAAAACCGGAGAGGAAGAACAGGAAAGGCTCAGAATACGCTCCGAAGTGATAAACTCCACTTCTTCCTATCGCCAGTCCAGATCCTCACAGGCATACCTTCACGAATACCTCCTGTCATTGAACAGGCGTGACATCGCTTTCGAGGATATCACCGAAGATTTCGGCTGGGACTATAAACTATACCTGAAAGCCAAAGGTTGCGGAGCCGGACATATCAACCACTGCCTTACATGGCTGAACAGGCTTATCTATATTGCCGTTGACAGAGAAGTTATCCGTTTCAATCCGCTTTCGGATGTACCTTATGAAAAGAAGCCAGACTACAAGCTAAGACACATAAGCAGAGCCGAACTGCAACGGATTATGGAACAGCCCATGCCGGAAAGGTTGCAGGAACTTACACGAAGGGCGTTCATCTTTTCCTGTTTCACCGGGTTATCGTATGTCGATGTGAAAAGGCTTTATCCCTCACATATCGGAATGACAGCGGACGGAAGACGTTTCATCCGTATCAACAGGAAAAAGACAGACGTAGAGTCCTTTATACCACTCCACCCAGTGGCAGAGCAAATTTTATCACTGTATAATACTACTGATGATAACAGTCCGATATTCCCTTTGCCTAAACGTGATATGCTGTGGTACTGCATCCACGAGATTGGCATTGTGGCAGGCGTCAAAGAAAATCTCAGCTACCATGCGAGCCGCCATTCATTCGGAACTTTGACATTATCGGCAGGTGTGCCGATAGAGAGTATCAGCAAGATGATGGGGCATACGAATATCCGAACGACACAAGGCTATGCCAAAGTTACTGACGATAAAATCTCGGAAGATATGGACAAGCTGATGGAACGAAGAAAGAAAATGTCGGCTGGCGAAAAGAGTAAATAATCATCAAATAATAAATGTATTATGAACAGAGGAATAATAACAATCAGTGAAATGGGAACAATTACAATACCTACTACTACCGTATGGATGACCAAGTTCGAGATAGCCGACCTGTTCGGGGTATTCTCCTATGACATTCGCAAGGCGATACGAGCAATCTATAAGAACAAGGAACTGAATGAAGTCGATACAATGCAATATGTCAGGCAACCCGATGGCATCAGTTATGATGTGTATAACCTTGAAATGATTATAGCCATCGCTTTCAAAATATGTAGCAAAGGGACCCTTTTGTTCAGGCGGTTCGTAATAAATGAACTCTGCGCCACCAAGAAAGGAAGTCCGGTCACATTGTTCTTCTCTTGTGGCAAGGGAGGCAACCTATGGTATAGTTGAGTCAGATGAGAAAAAGGGAACTGCTTACAGACGAAGCGAAACATTGATGCTTCATCCGTAAGCCGTTCCGTTTTTTGGGGCTGTACCATTGCTGTCGCAAGCATAGGCAGACGGTAAACTGCGCTCCTTCAAGAAAATCAGGTTACTGTTGCCCCCAGTCGGTAGGCAGTGCGATAACCGTCAGCCAGCATCCTTTCGATGTCGGATTCACGGTAGAGGATTTTGCCGCCCAACTGGATGTAGGCTATCCGCCCCTCGTTACGGTAATCTTGAAGTGTCTGGCGGCTTACCTTCAACCGTGCCGACATCTCCTTGTCGGTGAAGACTCAGATGATTCCGATTTACGCCAAAATCACCAATCAAAAGGTGAATAATGATATGAAAATTCTATCTAGTCGTATTGAAAACCGCTATGAATTACTGAAATATGGTGTACTAGTATATTTTAGTAGAAATCAGTATCAAAGCAGTTATTATACCAAAGACAATAATGTAAAAAAAATAATCAGAAAAAAGCTAAGACTTCTTTAATGAAATCCCTTAATTCTGGAGAGCAACCTCGTGAATGTATCTTATTTAAGGCAGGAATTATCCACTTGTTTTTTTTCTTAGTTCCTAAATCCATCCATCCCTCTAACTCACCAACAGGAACAACAAAAATCCCTTTTGCTTTCAAATCATTAATCAAAGCGATAGCCGTTGGTTGAATATCAGAAGACAAGCCAATGATTCCTTTATCCTTAACATCCTTCCATGACGTGAATTCTTTTTCTATCCTTTTATATGCGCTTTTAGCTCCATTCAAAGTATGTTCTCCTCTTTCTAATTGTTCCAAAAATAATCTAATCTCATTTTTTACGTGTTCAAGAATCTCATTTTCACTGATTTTATTAACAGACGCTGCTATTACTTTTCTTTTCTCTAGTAAGTCTACATTTTCTAAATTATCTCCAAGTATTTCAAGTATATTTTTCAAATCAGTGTCACCATTGAAGATATCAATATCAACAATCAGGGCAACAGGTATTTTGGCTTCAACAAGTAATTTTGCAACATCTTTATGAGTTTGTTTGTTATGAGAATGTATAAAAAGAATTTCTTGATTAGACATGTGTTCGACAGATGCTACACTTTGATAAACAGCTCTATCTGCGTCAGCCTCGCACACAACCACCCCTTTATGGAAAATCCCCTCAATTACTCGCTGACTAGACAGTATCGGGCTTTTAGATAGATTATCAGTGGCATTTGGTGGAAGTAAATTATATTCTGTTATATTGTCATGCCTATTTAATCTAAAAATATCCACTTTTTTATCGCTCGACAAAACACCCGATAAGAAATTAGAATTATGAGTACATATTAGAAGTTGCCCTTGAAACAAATCAGAATTATCAATAATCCATTTGCCAAGAAAGCGTGCTTGTGCTGGATGAAGAAAAGCTTCTGGTTCATCAAGAAGAATAATACGATCTTTCGAAAATAATAGCCCTAATATTATTCCTACAAAACTTTTAAATCCATCTCCTTGAGTGTCTATTTTTTGCAAAAACTGTGTGATTTTACATGCTTGCTGAGGGTCATCAGGAATTTTGGGCAGTTCTTTACCAACACGTAAACATAAAGAAATGAGTTCGCTATAATCCAGTTTTATATCCATGTCGAAAGCTGATTTGAATGCTTTTATAAGCAATAATTCATTATTTTCATCTAAGAATAGTGACTGAATTAAATTTGATGGCATATCCAAGTTCGGATTAAATGAAGGTGTCGATAAAACAAGATTTAGACGGGTAGATGAATCTAAATTAGCAACTCTATATTTCGTTATATTTCCTAGAATATAATTATATGATTTATTTATTTGAAAATCAGATTCCAAACTTGGTATATGTAACTCCATTGAGTCTTTTGATAAAAGATCACTTTTTATTCCAAATACAGTCTTATATCCAATGTTATGTATACTATCTTTAATTTCTAGACCTGAATAGAAGTCTTCAATAGAAGATGGTGCATCAAATTCAAAAGAATCGATGATAACAGGCTTACTCTTTTGTCCATTCTCTAATCTTTCTCGAATATCACGTAACGTTTGTGATTTCCCTGTATTATTTGGACCAACAAAAATTGCAATCTTAGTTAGCGGAACATTCTTCCCTTGTTTTGTTGTAAATGATTTTAGTTTCATACAATATGCTCTTTGCGACAAAGATAGTATTTATAATTCACTTTCATATTTAAGTGAGCGTAGAAATTTTTAATTCTCGATATTGAATCTTCCCTTTCTGTCAGATTTGCGGTATTTTCCTCGTATCCCTTCTGTTTTGTAGGGAATGGTATTCGTAAGTTCATCCAATGTCGTTGGAAATGAGCTGATTTTCAGAGATTCGTCATTGAGTATATCCATGATTCATTAATTGTTAGTTTCTCATAATAATCAACCATCATAGTAATAGTTGACATATCAAATCTTTGACAATAGTTCATTGAAGCTCACCTTCCATTGAGATATACAAAATAGCCCTGTTTATTCTACTTAATATCATATGTTGATAGGGCTTGCCTATTGGGTGGTTTCATTCATATTAGATGATACATAGCTGGTATTTCTTATCGTTTCGGTGAATCATCATGGTTGGGTTTAGGCTAATACTCTCTAGTCAGCAACCAAATATCTAAATCAAAAAGTTCCTTTTTCATAGTTGTTATTTCTTAGAAGGCTGTTGATAGCTGTTCGATGTCGGATGTTTTGTACTACAGTCTGTACTTATATGGATAACAAAGTTTGAGATAGCTTATTTATTCGGGGTGCTCTCTCGTGATATATGTAAGGTGGTTCATTCCATTCACAAGCATAAGAAACTGGACGAAGTTGAAACGAGGAGATATATCAAACAGTCAGACGGCATCAGTTATGACGTTTATAGCCTTGAAATGGTTGTAACCACTGCATTCAGGATATGCAGTAAAAAAATATTCTGCTCAGGCAGTTTGTAATAAATGAAATCTGCGCCACCAAGAAAGGTACCCCGATAACATTGTTCTTCTCTTGCGGCAAGGGCTGCAACCTATGGTATAGCTAATGTTCATCCCGTCAGCCACCCGTTCCCGATGCTCGGATGCAAAGGTTGCGTGTGGCTTTGACGGCATTGGCAAGGTCAGGCGGCAGAGCCGGTTCCGGCAGAATATTCCCCCA